AATAGGGGGGTTTCTCAAGTCTATTCATGGTGAGTAGGCTTGACAAACCAAACTACTTTGGAGAATTAAATGTCAGAAACAGGCGCATTAGCAGTAAGATTTTATAGTAAAGAACTACAAAACGATTTTCTAACCAATAAAGAAGGCAGACCAATTAGCTACATGGCTGACTTTGTTAGAATTGAAATACCAGGTAATCAACTAAGCATTATTGATACCTTTGTGAATAACGCACATAAAGCACAATTCCCAACACAATGGGCATTATATTTAAACGAAAAAGCAGATGGCAATCACAATCCTGATAACGTACAAGGTACATTATTAAGAGATTGGCCAATTCTTAATGCTGCACAAGCTACAGAATTAAAACACTTTAAGTTCTACACAGTAGAGCAAGTGGCAAATGCTTCAGATCAACAACTTATGGCAATCGGTATGACAGCAGGTATGTCACCATTAGCTTTAAGAGATAAAGCTCAAGCGTTCTTAGAAAACGCTAAAGATTCATCTTTTGCACAAAAACAAGCTGAGGAACTTAATTTAAGAGATCAACAAATTGCTGATCTTAAATCTCAGATGGAAAGAATGGCAAAAATGATAGAAGAAAAAGCTAAGTCTGAAAAATCTGAGGTTAAATCAGAAACAAAAGAACCTAAAAAGGACTAACTAATGGCATCAACTCTCTTACAACTCGTACAACAAGCTACAGGTGAAATGGGATTAAACCAACCTACGCAAGTTGTGGGTAATTCTTCATCTGATGTAATTCAACTTTATTCACTTATTAATTCTGTTGGGTACGAAGTTCAAAGAGATCATAATTGGGAAGCCTTAGATAAAGAGTACCGTTTTTATACGGTTTATGAAACACTTACTTGTACCCTTGTGAATGGTTCTGTCAATGTTGTAACGGTAGAACCAACCACAGGGTTAAGTAATTTATATATTGTTACAGGAACAGGTATTAATCAAGATACTTATGTTAATACTGTAACAGGAACTAATACACTTACATTATCACAAGCCGCCACACAAACTGGCGTGTTTACATTATATTTTTCACAAGCTAAATACCCATTACCAAGTGATTGGGATAGACAAGTAGATCGTACACATTACGACAAGTCTAAACGCTGGGAAATGTTAGGCCCTACAGATGCTCAACAATGGCAATTCTTAAAGTCTAGTTATATTTCAACAGGCCCTAGAATCCGTTACAGAATTTTAGGTGGATACTTCCAAGTATGGCCTGCTATGAATACAGATGAGTATTTAGGTCTTGAATACATGAGTAACCTATGGGCTACAAGCTCAACAGGAACTCCACAATCATCATTCCAAAACGACAGCGATACTTGTATATTCCCTGATCGTTTAATGGTTACAGCGTTGAAAAAGAAATACTTTGAAATTAAAGGTTTTGACGCAACAGCATTTACAAGAGATTATTTACAACAATTATCATTCGCTAAAGCTAACGATTCTGGATCAGCTACATTGAGCTTTGCTCCAGTACCTGGATCAATCTTAATCGGATTTGAAAATATACCTGACGCTAACTACGGACAATAGTTATGGATAATTACACTTTAAAGTTAGCACAAATATTAAAAGGTGCAAAACCAGAACAAGGTGGTCTAAGCGTGGGTAATTACCCTAATCCGTATGGATTAAGAGCCTATATGAATCCTAATGGCACTTATGGTGGTCAGATGATGCCTAAAACTACAGGATGGAAAGGCGTTAATTACAATCCTAAAGGCGAAGCAGTAACAGAATTGTCTATTGGTGATGATAGAGGAGATTTTCCATCTATTGTACCAACATTAAGCGCAAATGAATTAAATCAAATTGTTCAAAAAAATAATATATTACCATCTGCAAGACAAAAAGCACAAGAATTTGCAGACTTAAGAAGATCACAAGGGTTAAGTCCATTTAAGGATTATAATTAATGTTTCCAGTAAAGAAAAGATCATCAGGAAGCGTATCATTACCAGCACCAGTAGGTGGATGGAACGCTAGAGATAGTTTAGGAGATATGCCTGCAACAGACGCAGTTTATCTTACTAATTGGTTTCCTTCTACTACAGAATTGTTACTTAGAAATGGCTATACTAGATGGGCTACAGGAATTACAGGTCAAGTAGATACCATTATGGCTTACGAAAGTGGCTCTACATCTAGATTACTAGCTATTGCTGGTGGTTCTGTATATAACGTCACTAATCCAGGTGCTGTGGGTTCAGCATTATTAACAGGATTATCTAATTCACGTTGGCAATATTGTAATATTACAACATCTGGTGGCTCATATTTATATATGGCTAATGGTGTAAATACACCTTATTTATATAATGGTAGCACATGGACAAGCATTACAGGTTCTTCTACACCAGCTATTACAGGCGTTACTACTACATTATTAAATAACCCTATTGTATTTAAAAGCAGAGTATTTTTTACAGAAAACCAATCTTTAAGAGCATGGTTCTTACCTACATTATCAGTAGGTGGAGCTGCACAATCTATAGACATTAGTGCATTTGCTTATAAAGGTGGCTATATTGTACAACATGCTACATGGACAATAGATGCTGGTTATGGTGTTAATGATTACTATGTACTTTATACATCTAAAGGTCAAGTGGTTGTATACGCAGGCACAGATCCTACATCATCAACATCATGGTCTATGGTAGGTGTATGGGATTTAGGTACACCTGTAGGTACTCGTTGTATGTACAAATATGGTGGTGACTTACTATTGTTATGTAAGGATGGTCTTACACCATTAGCTTCAGAATTGCAATCATCTAGACTTGATCCTAGGGTAGCTATTACAGACAAAATTCAATCTGCTGTATCAGAAGCTATTACAAGTTATGGTTCAGAGTTTGGATGGCAAATATTGTTTTATCCAGAAGAAAACCAATTATGGTTAAACGTACCAAATACTGTAGAAAAAACACAGTTTGCTATGAATACCATTACAAAAAATTGGTGTAATTACACGGGATGGAACGCTACATGTTGGGAATTATTTAACGATCAGCCTTACTTTGGTGGTAATGGTTTTGTAGGTCGTGCATGGTATACAAGCTCAGATAATGGATCTAATATTAATGCTACTGCATTACAAGCATTTTCAGCTTTTGAAAGTCCAGGACAATTAAAACGATTTACAATGTCTAAACCTATATTTAGAACATCTGGTAGCCCTGCTATTTATTCTAATATCAATATAGACTTTAACCTAGATGTACCTGTTACAACATTGAATTTTACGCCCACATCATCTGGAACATGGGATAATGCTATATGGGATGTAGGTACTTGGGGTGGTGGTTTAAACGTATTGCAACAATGGCAAGGTTTAAATGGTGTAGGTTATTATGGCGCACCGATTGTTAAAACATCTTCACAAGGTATTGACGTAAGATGGGTTTCTACAGATTTAGTTATTGAAAAGGGTGCAGTACTATAATAATTCAAGGTCAAGAAGTTGGCGAATGGGTATGCAAAAAGGCTGGTGGTCAATGGAACTCACTATGTCAAGCTATTGGTCAAGTAACAGATGGTGAATTAGTAATAGGTGTTCTTTACAATGGTTATACAGGTAGTTCAATATCTATTCATTCAAGATGTGATATACCTGCAAAAGTTTCAAGAGAATTTTATTGGGCGATATTCAATTACCCATTCAACGTATTAAAAGTCAAACGCTTAACAGGATTAGTCTCTACAGCTAATTTAAAAGCACAAAAATTAGATGAACATTTAGGCTTTGAAAAAGAAGCTGTGTTAAAAGATTACTTTCCTGATGGTGATGGGATTGTTTATATTATGCGACCAGAAACATGTCGCTTTTTAAAACTCGGAGATAGATATGCAAAGTAAGTTAGCTAGATTGTTAGATCCACTTTATAGATGGATTACAAATTACATGGATAGTTGTGGTTTTATCATGTATGGTATTGGTAAAGATGATCCACCACCACCACCAGACTATGCTTCAGCAGCAAGAGAAACTGCACAAGGTAATATAGATGCAGCTAGACTAGCAACAGCAGCTAACCGAGTCAATCAAATTACACCTTATGGCAATCTTACCTATACACAATCTGGTGAAGATAAATGGGGTAATCCTATGTGGACTGCCACACAAACTTTATCTCCAGAACAAGAAAAAATTAAAGCTGCACAATCAGGATTAAATATAGGTTTATTAAACACAGCAGGAAAAGGTTTAGATTATGCTGGTGGTTTGCTTGAAAAACCAGGCATTGATATGTCTAAATTACCTTCTACAGGATTTGATCCAGGTCAATCATATCAAGATGCTATAATGAAAAGACTTGTACCACAACTTGATCGTGAAAATCAATCATTTGAACAAGATATGGCTAACAAAGGTATTGGTGTGGGAACTGCTGCATACAATACTGCAAAATCATTATTAGCTCAAAATCAAAATGATAGACTTACTTCAGCTACGGTACAAGGACTTAATACTGGTCTTACAGCTAATCAACAAGCATTTAGTCAAGCTGGTTACAATCAATTACAACCAATCAATGTTATTAATGCTTTAAGAACTGGTACACAAGTACAATCACCAAACTATGTAAATCCAGCATTGCAATCTACAACACAAGGCCCTGATTTATTAGGTGCAGCAGGACAACAATACAATGCTCAATTAGCTGCTACTAATGCCAAAAATGCTGCTTCTAGTGGATTTATGAGTGGCCTTATGAATATGGGTGCTTCATATCTTGGCGCACCTACTACTAATATATACGGATAAGGATTAAATATGGCATTTTTCCCACAAGATAATACACAAGACGTTAGTGGCATACCAGCTAATGATGCAATGGCACAAATTGAGCTACAACGTAGACTTAGAATGGCTCAAGCGTTACAAGAAAGCAAAACACCTGAAGGACAAATGATATCAGGTCATTATGTCGCACCTTCATGGACACAATCTTTAGCTACTGCTTATAACAAATATAGAGGTAGAAAAGCAGAAGAAGAAGCTATTAAAAATTATGGCTCTTATACAAAAACTAAAGAACAAAAACAAGCTGATGCTTTAAAAAGTTTTGTGGAAGGTATGCAACCTAAAGCTACAACCACTATGCAAGATAATTTTGTTACTAAGCCATTAGAGCAAGGTATGAATGTTCCTACATCACCATTTGGCACAACAGACACAGTAGCTCAAATTGCACCTAAATTTGGTATGGATACAACTGTACCGCAAAATATGACAGGCGAAATGACTACAAATCAACCTATGGAAACTACAACATACACTCCTAGAACTCAACAAGAGCTTATTAGTAATTTTTATAATTATGCTCAAAAATCTGGCAATCCAGATATGGCAAGCAAATTTGCAATAGAACAATTTGGTCAAGCTATCAAACCAAAATTAACTAAATTTATAGATGTTGGCGATAGGCAAATTGAAGTGGATGAAAACAATACGCCTACTGGTAGAGAATTACCAAAAGGATTAAGTCCAAACGAAGCATATCAAAGAGATTTTGAAAAATATAAATTTGAAAATCCATCTGCTAGTGACATTATGAAAAATAAAACTACTCTTAGAGGGCAAAATTTAATTAATGCAAGAGAGCAAGAAAAACTTGATCCTTATCACATTTTTGGCAATACAAGCCCTGCAAATATAAGCAAACAAACAAAACCATTAGCAAATAAAAAAGGATGGACATTGCATACTGATGCTCAAGGCAATCAAGCCTATGTTAGTCCAGATGGTAAACAATTTGAGGAGATTCAATAATGCCATTTGATTTATCTACCGCTTCACCAATATCACAACAAGCTCCAACTGAATTAACAGGCGATCAGTATTTAAATACATTACCAAAAAATGTTCAGCCATTAATTAAAAAATACGCTAATGGCGAATTGGCTATAACTCCGCAAATGACAAGAACTCCAGCAGGAGCATCATTATTGCAAGCTGTTACTCAATACGATCCTACTTTTGATGCTACAAACTATCAAAAACGTCAGCAAACTGCTACAGCCTTTTCTAAAGGCCCACAAGGTAATGCTATTCGTGCAGCTAATCAAACTTTATATCACATGGGTAATTTGTATCAAAGAGCAGAAGATTTAAACAATTTTGATATTTTGCCTGGTTTATTAAATGCTCCAATTAATTATGTTCAAGAAAGAGGATTTGGTGACACAAGACAAGGAAGATATAGAGCATCTCAACAAGCTGTTGCATCTGAATTGCGTAAAGTATTTGCTGGACAAGGCGGTGGTAGTTTACAAGAATTAAGAGAATGGGAAAAAGCATTTAATCCAAATGCAGGAGAACAACAACAAAAAGAATATATTCAAAATGGTGTTGATTTGCTAAGAGGTGCTTTACAATCACTAGAATCACAATATCAATCTGGCATGGGTTTAAATAAAAATATGGGCGATTTATTAACGCCTGAAGCTAGAGAAGTATATGCAAAACTAGAAGCAGGTCAAAACCCTAATGTTAAAAAAACAAAATCACAAAAACAAGGTGATATTTTAATGCAACCTAAAAAAATTACTAGTGATGCTGAATATGATGCTTTACCATCAGGCTCTACATTTTTAGATCCTAATGGCACTAAACGAGTTAAACCTTAAGGAATCATTATGGGATGGCAAGATGCTCCAATAGCAAATAAATGGGAACAAGCTCCTACAGTTCAGCCAGGAATTGATCCACAAACTAATGCGCCTTATGATCCTTCTATACCTACTAATATGACATTAGAGCAAGGTAGAAATGCTGCACCTTATCAACCTACTGTAATGGAAAGAATTGGTAGTGCTTGGGATGCAAGTAAGTTAGAAGGTTTAGCACCAGAAGTAATGCCTATTGGCGGACTTACTCGCACACCAATGATACAAAAAGGTAAAGCTGCAACAGAAGCGTTAGCTAGTAATATTAAAAAATCAGAAACTGCTCAAAAATTAGCTTCTTTATTAAGCAAATCTGGTGATGTTGTTAGTTCAATACCTAACAAAATTTTAGCTTTTCAATCAGGAAAAAATCCTGAAGCGTTTAATACTATTTATCAGGCTTATAAACAAAATATCCCTGAATTAAAACAAGCTATTGACGAAGCTACTCCATTAGGCAAAAAATTGTATAACGATATGGTTTATAATTATACAAGAAAACTTCAAGTGCCACATGACGTAGCAATACTTGCAGAAGATTATACAAAAGGACATCCTGGTGGTTTAGGTGCTTGGGATTTATTAGCGCAACATTATAAAGATTTACCTAAAGATATGCCAGCAGCAGTAAAAAGAACTCTTATGCCAGATTACAAGGCTTTTGATAAATTAAGTGATGCTGAAAAATTAAAACAAGCTACACAAGCTGGTGTTGATACTTCCGTATGGAATCCAATTGCAGCAAGAACAGGTAAAGATGACCTTGCTAACATGGCTTGGAGTCTTGGTAAAAAAGCAATATTACCTAGCATATTTAACGTAACAGCACCATTATCATCTCCTAGAGTTGCTCGTATGGCAGCTATATTAGCAGGCAAAGGTGCAAATGTTGCAAGTAAAGTTAGTGATGCAGCTACAAACATAGTAAACATGTTGCCTGAAGCATCATTAGATAACATAATTAATACAGCAATTTTAACGAATAAAGCAAACAAGGAGCAACAATAATGGCAAGAAATGGCGCAGGAACGTATACCCTACCAGCAGGGAATCCAGTCACCACAGGAACAACCATATCATCTACATGGGCTAATAATACCCTAAATGATATTGCATCAGGCTTAACAACATCTCTTGCTTATGATGGTCAAACACTTCCTGTAGCAAACTTGCCTATGAATGGTTATGCTCATACTGGTGTAGGTAATGCCACAGTTCGTACTATGTATGCTGCTGCTGGACAAGTTCAAGATGGTACATTCCAATACTTAACAAGCGTATCAGGTACAAATAGTATTACTGCTACAGCTCCAATTTCAATGACTGCTTTAGTTGCTGGACAAACATTTAGATTTGTAGCTGCTGCAACTAATACAGGTGCTGTTACTATTAACATTAATTCTTTAGGTGCTAAATCTATTACTAAAAATGGTACAACAGCTTTAACAGCAAATGAAATTTTAATAAATTCTGTGTTAGAAATTATTTATGATGGCACACAATTTCAATTAGTAAATCCAGCAGTTAATGCTATTCCATCAGGTGTTATTACTATGTGGTCTGGTACTATTGCTACTATTCCTACTGGTTGGTTATTATGTAACGGATCTAGTGGCACTCCAGACTTACGCAATAGATTTATTATTGGTGCATTTCAAGATACTTCTGGTGTAGCTTATACTACAATTACAGGTGCTGATACGCAAACTGGTGGTAGTAAAGATGCTATTACTGTAAGCCATACGCATACTGCAACAGTTACCGATCCTGGTCATACTCATACAGCAGCAACTTTATCAGGTTCAGCAGCTAATGGCGGTGGCCCACTAACAGTAACAAGTGGCAACACAGGCTCTGCAACAACAGGCATTTCTGTTGGTATTAGTACAACAGGCTCAAGTGGCACTAATGCAAACTTAGTACCTTATTTTGCACTTGCTTACATTATGAAGGCCTAATAATGAACGACATCAATCCTGTATCGTATGGTAAACTTATAGGTAAAGTAGAATCTTTAGAACATAAAGTGGAAAGCCTTGAAAGAGATATAAAAGAACTATTAGAACTTGCTAATAAAGGTCGTGGTGGTATGTGGGCTGGTATGATGATTGTATCAGCACTAGGTGGACTTGTAGGTTATATTACTCACACATTCTTAGGAAAATAAATGTGGATTACAGAAGAAGCTATAGCCGCTTTATATACTTCTTTCATACAAATAGAGCCATTCAGATCCTTGCCATTTCCACCTGCAAGGCGTGTAGAATTTGTGGTTTGTAATAACCCAGAACTATACGGAGAATACTCGCCACAGCCACATACAATCACAATATCTACAGGCAAATGTAGCCATTTAGATACAGTTATAAAAACCCTTCTACATGAGATGATACACCAGCTCATATACATAAAATATCCAGATAAAGAAACATACCTTTCTCACAAAGGTGAATTTAAAGCTATGCAAAAAAAAGTAGCCAAACAATTTGGTTTTGATCCATTGGAGTTATAACATGAAAATATTAGAAACATTAAAAGACTTTTTTTCTAAAGGCCCACAAGAACCTGAAGTAAAAGAAGTAGAACCAGAAAAAGCAACAGAATCACAAGATCATCATCATAATCATGGAAGCTCAACAACATGAATATGGAAAAAATAACATCTATGCTATTTCCAGTTATTGTATCAGCAATAGCTTGGTTACTTACAGCAATGTCATCTATTCAAGCTGACCTTATCAACATTAAATCTAAAATGCCTATTCTTATTACAGAACAAGGTGTACCTACAGATAGCCCTATATCAGCAGAGCAAAGAGGTAAACTTAAAGAAGAATTAAGACAACAAATATCAGAATTAAATGTTCGTATTCGCATATTAGAAGAACATGATATGCAAAGGAAAGGTAAATAATGTTATCTATATTATCTGGAATACTAGGTTTTGCTACAAGCGGACTTCCTAGTTTATTATCATTTTTTCAACAAAAAGGTGACCAAAAACATGAACGAGAAATGGCAAAACTTCAAACAGAACGTGAACTTGAACTTGCAAAAGCTGGTTTCGTATCTCAAGAAAAAATTGAAGCAATTAAACTTGACCAAATAGAAGCACAAACATACGCAGAAGAACGTGTAGCATTATATGACCATGACAAAAAATTAGTAGATGGTGCAAGCCCTACAGTTAAGAATTGGAACGCTATGGTTAGACCTGTAGTTGCTTTCATCTTTGTAGGTGAGTTGGTTATTATTAACCTTATTTCATTAGTATGGGCTATGTGGTCTGGTGTAGACTTTGTAGTAGCATCTAGAGAAGTATTTGGTTCTGAGGAGCTTGCAATTACAGCCAGCATTATTGGATTTTATTTTGGTGGCCGCACTTGGGAAAAGAAACGTGAAGGTATCTAGTGCTGGGATACAACTTATCAAACATCATGAAGGTGTGCGTTTTAAGCCTTACAAGTGTCCTGCTGGGTTGTGGACAGTTGGAGTCGGACATCTTATTGAAGGCGGAAAATCACTCCCTGAACATTGGAATAAAACTTTCACAGAAAGCGAAGTAAATGGACTTCTTCAGCACGACCTTAACCGTTTTGAGTTGGGAGTACATAGAATGTTACCTAAGGTGCGCCTTAGACAACATGAGTTTGACGCTATTGTCAGCTTTTGCTTTAATTTGGGTTTGGGATGCTTTCAGCGTTCAACCATCCGTCAAGCGTTGCTTCGTGGCGATAAAGAAGCGGCTATGGAGTCGTTAGTTAAGTATTGTCGTGCAGGTGGAAAGATATTAAAAGGTTTACAAAACAGAAGATTAGATGAACGTAAATTATTTCTTGGTGTATAATGTTTTAACTCAACACTAGGAGTAGTTATGAAAATCTTGCTTTTGGATATAGAATGTGCGCCAAATTTAGCAACAGTCTGGGGTATCTGGCAACAAAACGTAGCTCTTAATCAACTCCTAGAATCATCTTATACCTTATGCTACGCAGCTAAATGGTATGGTGAATCAAAAATCATGTTTGATTCTATTTACAAAACAGATCGTAAATCTATGCTAAATAGCATACATGCGCTGATTGAAGAAGCTGACGTGGTTATCCACTATAATGGCCTACGATTTGATATTCCCATGCTTAACAAAGAATTTTTAGAAGCAGGTATGCACCCACCAAGCCCTGTAAAACATATTGACTTATTAAGAGTTGTAAAAAGTAATTTTAGATTTGTTTCTAACAAGCTAGATTATGTAGCTCAAAAACTTAAAATTGGTAAAAAAGTAGAACATGAAGGCCATGAATTATGGCTTAAAGTTATGGACAATGATCGTTCTGCTTGGAAGCGTATGGAGCAATATAATAAGCAAGACGTTATATTGTTAGAAGCATTGTATGACAGATTAAAAGGATGGATTAAACAACATCCTAACCATAATGCGTATTCCGCAAATATTTGCTGTCCAAATTGCGGTTCACGCAAATTAAATAAACGTGGCACAGTAAGATCAAGAGTTGCTATATTCCAAAGATTTCAATGTCAATCTTGTGGTGCTTGGGCAAGATCAGCTACTAAAGAAAAAATTAGCACAGAATCACTTATTAATATTTAAGGATTATTATGGCAGTTACAGCACAACAAATATGTGACCATTTAGTAGGTAAAACTGTTGTGTCTGCCGAACTAGACTATGCCGACAATATTATCATCCTTGAAATAGATGATGGTTCTTATATAGAAATATCAGGTGAAGAACTATCTATATACGCTGAATTACAAAAAGAGGATGATACATATCACTAATACAAAAAAAGGGCTATAAAAGCCCTTTCTGTGCGTTTTAAGTACCGTTAAGCCTACGTTAGAGGATGTAATAAGTTTAGTATTTTTTGGCTTTCTACTAAACGTGTAACAATTACCAAATCTAGGTACTTAATCATCTACCATTTCTAATCGTTGTAATTGCGCAGCGATTTCTGGTGGATTAACAGCTTCACCAGCCATTTCTTTTCTAAACTCTAATAACTTAGTTTTATACCAATCAGATTTAGCTAAATCTTGCTCATAGCTACCTTTAAATGGGTATCTTAAATCATAAGCCATCTTAGTTCCCATTAAATACCCTTCGTATTGCTCAGGCGTTAATTTTGCCTTAATTACTTCTATGCTTTCAATACCGCCAACCATATAATGTGGTGGCTTATTAACCATATCTACCATATACATCCCCTTATAAAAAAGAAATCAATCAAACGAAACATACCCATTGCTAAACCAAAAATACTAAAACCAATTACTAAATAAATGCACCACTCAACTGCCTTTTCTAAATAATCCATTACGTTCTCCAAAAGGTGTAGGCATTGGTAATTTAATTTGCCCTGTTCTATATAAATAATCCAATCTGTAACGTGTTACACCACAATTTTGAATTATAGCTTTTAAATTTGATTCAGGATTAGCTCTAATATATTCTCTGACTTTTAAAGCCTGTTGTTCTTCTCTAGCAGAAGAATACCATGTAACCATTATAAACCACCATGAGCTTCTGTTAATTTTTTGCTATCGTACCTAGACAAACCTTTGTATTCTTCTACAGGCTCACCTGCAAATAAAGGCGTTATTTTTATGTGGTGAGTGGTATTTTTGAGATCGTTCAAATACGAAAGTTGATTGGGATGAAATGACCATAAATAAGATTTTTTAAGGTCACCTGACTTAACGTCATATTCTTCGTAAAGGTAAGCTAGTGGAGCTTTCATTAGTAAAATACCATCCTTCCTATTTTTGCTTTTTTCTTTTTACCAAACCAATGACTTTTAGCTTCAATAGAATCATCATGGAAAAAAAGTGCATCTGCAACTGGGTTAGCGTATTTGTTAAATACAACTGTATCAAGAACCAATAACTTGGTTTCCAAGTAGGTTTTTTCATCAACTCTTTCATGCGTGTCATCCCATACTCCGACAAACTGATTATCAGCATAAACAACAGAGCATACAGTATCACCCCACTTACGAGTATGTAGCCTATTGCGTATAACGTTGATAATGGCGATTCGTTCATATTTACTAGATCCTTCGTGGTAAGCTGCAGTAGCATAACATACAACATCCATTTCTAAAGCTGCAATATCCATATATTACATACTCCTAGTTAATGATTTTACTGTTACCCCAAAACCTGTAGAAGCGTATAATTCACATATAAATCTAAAAGAAAGGAGATCTACTATGTGGACTAAACCAGCAGCTACAGAAATGCGTTTTGGCTTTGAAGTTACAATGTACGTCATGAATAAATAGTTTTAAATGATGGGGATGCTCCTAAAAAGGAACATCTCCGTCATCTTCAACATCTGCACCCTTAGCAGATTCTTGTGGTTCTTCTGTTCTTGGAATAAATTGATTACCAAAAGCAACCTTTACATAACTTTTACCTTGTGAATTAGTTTTATTAGTTACATAAAACCAATAGTTAGTATTTGGTTGTAAATCTTCAGGTGTAATAATTGTGCCTGTAAAGTCAGCTTGCCAATCTTCTACTTTTTTAGGATTAGGAAAAAGATAAGCTGTACCTGGTTTAGGGATAAATGGATCTGCCATGTGTTACTCCTTAGTGTAAATTGGTTTACGTTTCCAGCGTGTAGGTTCTGTATCTGTTTCTACAAACTGCATCAATTCTAACAATAAAGGCGTGTACCAGTCAAGCCATTTATCATCTTTCTTAATTAATTCTACTGTAATGCCATTTGGTGTCCATACGCTAAACCATCCTTGCTCACGTTTGCAGCAATGTATTTGCATTTGAACTTGCCAATAATAACGTTCTGGTATGTCACCATAAAACTCCATGCTAAAAGGGCATTTTAGCTCTACTGGATCATCATTAAAGTAGGCATCAGCACTAGCACCCATAGGCAAACTATCATGCACTATAAGTTTATTACCAGGCATACAAAACTCACCCATTTCTTTTTCAAAAGCTGATAACGCATCTTTTTCATGTAAATTACCCCATGCAGTAGCTTCATTACCTTCAAATGGTGGTTCTCTCATAGTCATCTGCCGCCAGAGCTTTTGTCTTTCATTGACAGAAGCCCAAGCATTAGATGCTGTTACTATGTTATGCCTACGATTGTCAGTTAAATGACTCATGCAGACTTTTTAAGCGCATTGGCAAATTCACGCAATCTTTCTTGCATTGCTGGTTTTAAACTAAAAAACGCTTCTTTAAGGTTATTATTTTCATGTGCAGCAGATAATAAAATTTTTGCTGTTTCTACTTCAGTTTCAGAAATTTCTTCTTTAACTGGATTACTTTGTTGGTGAATAGCATTAACAACTTCATTAGCTGAAGCAAACTCACTACCAGCAAGACCAAGACAAGCCAAAGCCCTACCGATAGAAGAAGTTTCACAATTTTCCACATAAGATGTACCATTAATCTGACTAGCCTTTCTAAACTCTTGTGCATGGCCTGTAGCTACAATCTTGCTTTCAGGGTTTACAATTTGAGTTTTAATTACACATTGGTCATCATCAAGTTTTACAATCTCAGTCATAATTGACCAACCTTTGTAAATTGTTGATTCCCTAAATTCATTAACTCTAAGGGCAACTGTTTTATATTCCTTGCCATGAATTTTAACTATACCGTTACTCATTCACATTCTCCTTTACATTTTCCACAGCAGATTCTAGCATCTCTAGTTCTTGCATCACTTGTTGGTAAAACATCAGTTGATCCATATTTAATATCCATCCTATCGTTATGTTCTTTTAAATCTTGGTTGATTAATTGTAATTCTTTAAGTATTTCAGATAAAGGCCTTAACATATAATTCTCCAGGCAAAGTATGCTACAAACACGATCATAAAACAAACAATAAATTTAGTCATCATGTTTCTCCTGTTGATCTAGTTTATGTTGAGCTTCTTCTTCTAATTGGTCAAGACGATCCATTTCGTCTAAGTAAGCATCAAGATCTAAATGTCGTTCCATTATATTGCTCCTGCTAACTTGCCCATTACATAAAGACATAATCCTACATAAGCCCAAAACGCTATTGCTGTTACGATCATTGTTTTTATTTTCATGCTTTACTCCTAAGGGTTGTTGAAGTAATACCCATATTAGACCTATTTTTAAACATGTCAAGTAATTTATATAAAAAAAATAGTTTGCTTCTAGAATTTACCTATGGTAATGTTTTTCACATGGATATTTTGCGATTTATTATATTAGACGAATTTGACGGAAAACCGCTTAGAGCCTTTAGTAATAGGGCATCTGCTAAATGGTTTCTAGAGAATAGACCTGGTTGTAAATTGCAAGTTATACCTAAAGCAAAATCTGTGCCAATCACAGAATTATACGAAGAATGTTTATTTTAGGAGAATGTATGAGAATTAAGAACTGGGATAAATACAATCATTACAAGCATAAATCAGACATGAAATGGTTTAAATGCTATGGTCGTGATTTGCTTAATGATACTGATTTTATGATGCTAGACGATCAAAAACAGGCCACATTGTTTAAATTGTGGTGTTTAGCTAGTGAAAGTCAAGGTTTATTGCCAAAAACACATGAAATTGCATTTAGATTAAGAAAACCTATAGATTTTATAGATAAAATGCTTAAAGAACTTGATTCTTGGCTAGTTACAGGGGAAAGTCTAGATAAAGTCTATACAAATCCTATAGCAGATAAGATAAGATTAGAAGAAGATAAGATAATAAAAACCATTGTGCGTTTTGAAGAATTTTGGAATGAATATCCAAATGTTCGTAAAACAAATAAAAAAGGTTGTTTAGAAAAATGGAAAGCAAAAGACCTTGACTTGATAGCTGATAAAGTTATAGGATATGTCAAAGCTATGAAAGAAACTAAATCGTGGAAGGAAGGTTTTGTGCCAAATCCAATGACGGTATTAAATCAAGAACGCTACAATGACGGTACAGTAACTAATATCCGTAAAGTTTGGGAAGGTGGTATATGAACATTGGCGAAGTCATTGATAGACTCACAATAAATCAAGAAACAGTCCAAGAGTTTTACAATGGTGGATATGGTCAATCCGAGTTCAAAGTAAAAGACACTTCGGTATTCACAGAAGATGTTGTTAAATACTTTAATGAAGAAATCCATAGTGGTAAATCACTTGGATGGATAAAGACTGAAGATAAATTTAGAGTTCGTAATGCAGAATTTACAGTTGTTACAGGCCCTAGTGGTCATGGCAAATCTATGTGGTTATCACAAGTTATGTTGTCTATGATGAAACAAAATGGTAAGTGTTTGGTTGCTAGTCTTGAGATGCGCCCTGTATTAAGTTTAAGTAGGCTTATAGCACAAGCATTAGGCTCACAAGAACCTACAGATGATTACATAAGAAAGTTTTGTGATCGTGCTAAAGATAAATTATATATTTACGATCAAACTGGAACTACAACATCTCAAGATATGTTTGCAGTATTATTTTACTCTAAACACATTCTTGGTGTATCGGTAGTGATTATAGATAGTTTAATGAAGCTGCAAGATGTCACAGAAGAATCACTTGACAGACAAAAAAACTTTTGTAATTCTTTAGCGGTGATATGTCGTGATCTTGACATACATGTATTTTTAGTAGCACATACAAGGAAAATGAAAGATGAAACTGAGATACCTGATGCGACTGATATTATGGGTTCTAGTCACATACGCAATCTATGCGATAATATCATATGTGTATGGCGTAATCGTGCGAAAGAGAAATTAGTTGAAGAAGGCAAAACACCACCAGAAGAACTTAAAATTATTCCAGATGCAAAAGTATTTGTTCAAAAGCAGCGCAATGCACAATGGGAAGGTAGTTTTAATTTCTGGTTTGATCCTAAAGGATTACGATACAAGGAGAGTCCATGAAAGACGAAAATAGTGCTAATAAATTTATTAAAATTTTATCAGAGGGATTTCCAAGCTCTGCATATAGAGCTGTAACTCTTGAAGGTAAAGCATTTAAAAGTAAAGGATACGATCATGTTAAAATGGAGTTTGAATCAAGCAAATCTAAACGCCTTCGTGGAGAAACTAAAGAGTCTTGATTGGTCTAAACGCTGGCGTGTTACAGTTGTAGAAGCTAAAGCAAATCGTAGTTTAGAGCAAAACGAAAGATTATGGGAGCTTTATACTAGCGTAGGTAATCATTTAGGTATTGACAAACAAAATGTGCATGAGCTTATGTCATATCGTTTGTTAAGATCACAAACTGAAATAGCTGGTATGCCATGTGAAATTATAAAAAGTACTACTAAACTTACAACAGCAGAAATGACAGATTATCAACAACAAGTAGAATTGTGGGCAAATACTATGGGATGGAGCTGGGATCTATGAAAGTATTAATTGCTTGTGAATTTAGTGGAACTGTAAGAGAAGCATTTACTAAGTTAGGACATGATGTAACTTCATGTGATATTGAGCCAACAGATATTCCTGGTAAGCATTATCAAGGTGATGTAAATGATATTATTAATGATGGTTGGGATATGATGATTGCTTTTCCACCATGCACACATTTAGCTGTAAGTGGTGCTAGACATTTTGAACAAAAAAGAAAAGATGGTAGACAGCAACAAGGTATAGACTTTTTTATGTCAATGATAAATGCACCTATACCAAAAATTGCAGTAGAAAACCCAATAGGTATTATGAGTTCAATGTATAGAAAACCTAATCAAATTATTCAGCCTTGGGAATATGGTCACGAAGCTCAAAAGTCTACTTGTTTATGGCTAAAAGGATTACCTTTGCTAAAGCCAACAAATATTGTAGATAAAGGTAAGTTTTATATCACACCTAGCGGTAAGAAAATGCCAGCTTGGATGAGTGACCCAATTGGAAAAGATGGTAAAAAAATTGGTTATAATACTGATGAAATAAAAAAGATAAGAAATAAAACATTTCAAGGTATAGCAGATGCAATGGCTGACCAATGGGGTAAAAATGAACTATAGAAATTCTAAATTACTTAAACTAGCAGAATACTCACCATGTATGATGTGTTCTATTTTAGATGGCACTATAGTGGCCGCACATAGTAATCAGCTAAGAGATGGTAAAGGCACAGGTATAAAGGCCCATGACCACCGTATAGCGTTTCTATGTCATCAATGCCACCACATGATAGATAATGACAAATCATTAGATAAACATGATAGAATAGCAGCATGGGAAGAAGCGCACAGAAAAACTATAGGTTGGTTATTCACTAACGATTATTTAAGGTTAAAATGAAATATTTAGTAGGTTTTATAGGTATATGCTTTTTACCTTTTGCAATAGTATTTGTAGCTTTTGAAGCAGCTTGTGTTTATGTAGCTAATGTTTGTAACGAGGAATAATTATGGCATCTAAAAACGATATAACAGGTGATGTATTACAATCACGCATGAATAGTAAAGAATTTGAAGAAAACTTTGAACGCATATTTGGTAAAAAATCTAGGATTGATACCATAGGTCAAAATGGTAACAATGGCGATCATTACGAATATGAGTTAAACAAGTCTACAGGCGAAGTAGAAAAGCGTTTTATGGATGGCATATCTAAACCTAATGGAGAACAATTTGGCAACGAGTCCGACTCAACTGAGTCTTAAAAAATTAAGAGATGAAGGGTACACAGTTGCTATAGTAGAACATTGGAACGCTTTTGCTAGGATACGCCAGGATCTATTTGGCTTTATAGATATACTAGCTTTAAAAGGTAAAGAAGTTTTAGCAGTACAAACAACCACAGCTACCAATATGTCAGCTAGAGTAAATAAAATAGCTGATAATGAATATGTAGGTTCAGTTCGTGAAGCTGGATGGACTATACATGTTCATGGCTGGCATCAAGACGATAAACGTAAATGGCATTGTAAAGTGAAAGACGTAAGTTGAAATTTCAATCAGAAGAATATTATTATCAATACAAAGATGCAGTAATGGAAGCTATTGGCGAGGAAAAAATGACTTGCCAAGAAATGTCTAAAAAATTAGATGTGCATTACAACAGAATTAAATGGGTAATGTTTAGACTTAGAAATGAAGAATATCTTGCATCACATAAAGTCAATGATGTTGCATATTATTACAAACCCAAGCCGCCTTTACTACAAGACATATTTGGTCACAAAGTAAACTTTACAGAAGATCAAATTAAAGGCTCACAAATCTATAACGAAAAAGACGCTAAACATAATTTAAGATTTAATACAGAAAACGAATCATTTGGACATACATCACTTGGTGGTGACGGAGTTAAAATAGGAACATGACACAAGAAGATATCATTGTTATATACAAAAAAGTATTTCCTACAGGATACGAACCAATTACTGTAGAACGCATGATAAGGTTTGCTAGGCTTGTAGAGGAACATGTTAAAAATGCTTAGTATGGATCGTTTATTATGTATATGTGAGGATTGGGCATTGTATATGAAATCCCATGATAGCCATAAGCTAGGATACCCTAAAAGTGCAGTTGGGTTCAGTTCAGGTGGAGAATCTACAACAGATGCGTTTGAGGATATGGTATCAGCCCAAGATTTAAAGAATGTACATGTTATAGACGCTATTATCCATAGCCTACCTAAAGAACAGCAAGATGCTATTTATTGTAGGTTTCTTAAAACTAGAAAGCCTTTTGCTTATGAGTTTAAATTAGAGCTTGCTTTTGATAACCTACTTACTATTGCAGATAGACGTATAAATGCTTAAAATAATCTACACAAGCAGGTCAAATTTTGATATAATCGCAGTTGTGGGATAATTGTATCTATATGTTCCATAAAAGCTCACTTAAAACGTGGGCTTTTTTTATTTGTATCGCAAAAATCATCAAAATTGCAAGACAAAACACAAAAATTAAATTTGTATCGCAAAAACAGGGAAAAATAACACACTAAAATGAAAATTAGCGTATGCGAAAGCTGCGGAGATGCCTTTGATTATACTGGCTACCCCACTTGCCCTGAATGTATTAGAGATGGTGATACTACCAAAACAGATAAAGAGATACCAAAATTACTCCAGAAAGCCAAAGATGCCTTACAACGAAGCCCAAAACCGACTATTTAGAGCTGCAGAACACAATCCAGCTATTGCAAAAAAGGTTGGCATACCACAGGCTACTGCTGCAAAGATGGCATCAGAAGGTGTAAAGAAAGATCCACACAAATTAGCTAAGGCTTTGATGACAAAATGATCGGCTCACCAGAAAACAATTTTAATACTATGCAAAACCAACAACCTAGAAACCAAATGTTAGGTAACGCTTTGCGTAATATGCCAAGCAATCAAGACTACAGTCAGCCAAAGATGTTAGCACCAAAACAATATGGTAGCCCAACACCACAAATGAGTAACATGCAGATGCCACAATCAAACGCATCATTTAACATGCAACCACCTATACCAAACATGAATCAAGTGCCACAAGGCCCTATGAATATACAGCAAACACAAGGCCAAAACAGATTCGGTGTAGGATTAGCTAGACCATCACAAATGCCACAATCTACACAGGTATCCTAACATGAATGAATTTATAGCTACATTATTTTTATCAAGAGAATTAGCTCACAGATACCATCTATCTACAAAAAGCTATTCACAACATAAAGCCTTACAAGGTTTCTACGAAAACATCTTAGATTTAACAGATGATCTAGCAGAAATCGTACAAGGCGCACATGGTATGTTAGATATACCAATCTTAACAGAAAAGAAATCATACAAAGAAGCTCTATACTGTATCGCAGACAAACTACAATATGTAGAAGCTAATCGTTATAAAGCATTTAGTCAAAAAGACACAGCCATACAAAATAAAATAGACGAAATTGTAGCTGTATTCTTACGCACTATCTACAAGCTAGAAAATCTAAAGTAACATGGCTTCACTAAGGGATACACTAGCTAACCTTGTAGAACAATACAAGGCAAGTGATACCCCACTAGCAAACCTAATGCGTGGTGACACAGAAGGTGCTAAGAAATCAGCGGCAAATGCGTTTGCAAAATCTGTAGAAGGCCCAGAAGCTGGATTAAATTTTTTAGGTGTTACTGCTCCAGCAAAATATGTAGGTAAAACATTATATGGTATGCCAGAAATTGTTGATATGGGTGGCGGTAGATTAGAAAAGTTCGGCACAGATCAAAGATTAGTAGATATAGCTAAACAGCACGCTGCTGATATGGGCATACCATATACAGAACAATCAGCTTATGCAACAGTTGATCCAGAACGTGCTAAAAGATTAGCTTATGCTTTTGAGTTAATGAAAAATGAACCAGGTAATCCAATGGTTAAAAAATCATACGAAGCATTAACAGATCAAACCATGAAACAATATGAAGCATTAAGAAAAGCTGGCTATAAATTTGATTTTATGCCAGGCGGTAAAGATATATATGGCAATCCACGCAATGCAATTAATGATATAGTAACTAATAAACATTTATCAGTATTCCCTACTGAAAGTGGTTTTGGTGGTACTAGAGCCAATAAAGCATTAGCAGAAAATCCATTATTGCAACCAATAGGTGAAACATAAAATGGTAAACCTGTATTAGCCAATGATGTATTTAGAGCTGTACATGATGTTATGGGCCATGCTAAACATGGAGTAGGATTTAGAGCTGGTGGTGAAGAAAATGCTTATCAAGCTCACAGAAAAATGTTTACACCTGAAGCTATACCTGCATTAACATCAGAAACAAGAGGACAAAACTCTTGGGTAAACTTTGGGCCTTTAGGGCAATTAAATAAATCAGCTAACCCAAGTATGACTCAATATGCAGAACAAAAATCAGGTTTGCTACCTGAGTGGGCATGGTTAGAAGGTATAATTAAATAAGCCAATCAGTATATAGGCTTTTGCACCAAGCAGCAGTAAAAAAGAAACATAATATAAATGTTCCCCATTGATGGGCTACATAAGAAGAATAAAACCAAAATGGCTGGCCAATCAGCCCAAAGATACAAGCATATTTTCTATACTTAATATCTTTAGACTGTATAAGCCATAATGCAATTAGTTCTGTAACTGCAATAATAAATTGCTCAATCATAAAGATGTTGATTGGACATAAGTTTGTTTGTGAAAATAATGACTATTAGTTAAGTTACCATTTACAGGTTTCTTTCTATATAGCTCATAATAATCACCAATAGATCTTACACCATAGTTTTTCATAGTATCGCCAAAGAATTTCATAGTATCTCTAGAAAAGAAAAAACTATTAGGATTGTGTAGCTCATGTTGATATTTAAGTTCGCTAGGTGACATATAGTTATCCATTTAAATTAGTAAGAATGTACAAACCTTCTTTAATTTTTTTTTCTGTTTCTTTGGTATTTTCCATTAGAAATGAAGATCTATATTTACTGGTTGTTTTGGAATAGTTCCAATAGTATTCGTCAAGGTAAGTTTTACCTTCTGCTATTTTAACTATAATTGAGTTATAACTTTGAAAATACTCAACACCGTTATCATCTTTTATAATAAACTGATTAGCAATTTTACTATTAGTTCTAGTGCTGTACATGTTAGAAACTTTCATATTTTGATCCTTTTAGGGTTTAAAGAATATAAAACAACTACGAATAAATACTATATATAAATAAATAAAAAGTAAAGCATTATTTAAAAATAATTTACGAGGAATTAGGCTACCCTAATTATTAGTGCAAAATGAATGAAAACAAAGACTTAAAGGTTGAATTAAATAAAGGTGGCGCACCAATAGGCAATAAAAACGCTACTAAGAACAAAATATGGAGTGATGCTGTAAGAAAAGCTATTACTCAAGGTGAGAATATAAACTTATTAGCTCATGCTCTAGTAGAAAAGGCATTGGCTGGCGATATATCAGCATTAAAAGAGATAGGTGATAGACTAGAAGGCAAACCTACTCAACAAATAGACCAAACTACAGAACATAGTGGTGAGGTTACATATACATGGAAGAAGTAGTAATACCCTATTCTCCACGAGAAGCATTTTACCCATTACACAATAGTGATAAAAGATGGGCTG